CGCCGTACCACCATGACGGCGCGTCAGGTCATGGGGCAATGGCCCGACGACTGTTCCGAGGAAGTCCGCAAGCTGTGCGGTGAGGCTAACAAGCCTGATGAGGTGATCGAGATTGTCCATGCGGTCTATCCCCGCACTGACCGTGAGGTCGGCAAGCGCAACAAGACCAACCACGAATGGGCCTCGTGCTACATCGAAACCAAGACCGAAAAGCTGCTTGAGGAGTCGGGCGTTCCTGAATTCCCCTATGCCGCCCCGCGCTGGTCCAAGATGCCCGGCGAGGAATATGGCAGGTCTCCTGCCATGACCGCGCTGCCTGATGTGAAGATGCTTCAGGAGATGATGAAAACCACGCTCAAGGCGGCACAGAAGATCGTGGACCCGCCGCTGTTTATCCCCGATGACGGCATGGTCGGCCCGGTCCGCACCATTCCCGGCGGCTTTAACTTCTATCGCGGCGAGCGCGAGGTCTACCCACTGGCGACAGGCGGCAATATCCCGCTGAGCATGGAAATGATGGAGGAGTTACGCGGCCGGATTCGCCAGACCTTCTTTGCCGACCTGATGAACTTCCCGCTCGACGTGAAGATGACCGCAACCGAGTTCACCCAGCGCATGGCCGAGCGTATGAGGCTTCTGGGCCCGGTGCTGGGCCGCATGGAAGGCGAGATGCTGGGTCCGCTGATCGAGCGCGTGTTCGGCATATTGCAGCGCATGAAGGTGCTGCCGCCCGCTCCCGATGCCATTGTGGATGAGGAATTCGGCATTCAGTACGTGTCGCCCATTGCGCTGGCGCAAAAGCAGACCGAGGCCAACGCGTTCACGATGACCATGGGTGTTATCGCCCCTTACATTCAGTTGACGCAGGACCCGTCGATACTCAAGCGTTTCAAGGGCTCGGAGATCGTGCCGTGGCTGTGGGCGCTCAACGGCGGCGATCCTGATCTGGTCTATTCGGATGATGAGTTCAAGCAGCTTGAGGAGGCCGAGCAGCAGCAACAGCAAGCCATGATGGCGGCCCAGGCAGCCCAGCCTATGGCCGACGCCGCTGCCAAGGGTGCTGGTGCCGTGGATAAGCTGGCAAGCGCCCAGGAGAAGGGCGCTGACCTGTCGCAGATGTTCGGGCAGGCGGCCTAGTGGCCTATAAGCACCTTCCCATACTCACGCCCCCCGCATATCACGATGAGCTAGCTCTGGAACTCGCGCGCCGAATAGACAACATCTATGCTGGGGTCGAGCCACGCGCTTCTTATACGCAGCGCATCGCTACAATTCAGATTTTAATAGTTGAAGCTTTCGGTAAAATCTGATGGCCTATTCCGACAAGCAGCGCCAGGCCGATTACAAGGTGATCTTCGGCACGCCCCTGGGCCGCAAGGTGCTGACCGACATTCTCATCAAGGGCAACGTTTTCACCCCTGTTAACGCGCCTGGCGAGGAAGCCCACCGCCAGGAGGGTGCCCGGCAGTTAGCCCTGCACATAGCTTCGTTCGTGCGCTTTGACGCCGACAAGTTCGCCGACCACTGGCAATCGCCGGAAGACGCTTAACCACATAAGGAAACCTGCATGGCCGAAGATATTGTAACGCCCGCAGTTGCGGATACCGTTGCCCCCGTAGCCGCTCCCGCCGCCCCTGCCTTCGCAGGCCCGGAATGGCTCACCAAGTTCCCCGATGAAGTCCGCACCGATCAAAGCCTGTGGAAGTACACCAGCGAGGAGTCCGCCGCGCGTGGCCTCATCAATGCCCAGCGCCTCATCGGGGCGGAGAAGATTGCCAAGCCCAAGGGCGATTTCGACCTGACCAACGCCGACTGGCAAGCCTATCTCGATGCCGGTGGACGGCCCAAGACCGCAGCCGAATATGCCTTCCCCGAGGCCAAGCTGCCGGAGGGCATGGAGTACGACAAGGGCCTTGAGGAGAAGTTCAAGGGCGTGTTTCACGCCGCTGGCCTCAACGCCAAGCAGGCCCAGATTCTCCGCGATGCTTTCGTCGCCAACCAGGGTGAAGGCTTTAGCGCCGCGCAACTGGCCTACAAGCAGTCACGCGACGACGCTTCGGCCCAGTTGCAGACCGAATTGGGCGGCGAATATGCACCCACCATCAACGCCTCCAAGGCCGGGCTCAAGCACTTCGCAGATGAGCAGTTCGTGACCTGGCTGAACGAAAACGGGCTGGGCAACCATCCCGAAATGGTCCGGACCTTCGGCAAGATCGGCAAGGAATTGCTGGGCGAAACCAAGTTGCGCGCCTTCTCCGAGCAACAGGCCATGAGCCCTGAACAGATGCGCAGCCAGATCGGCAAGTTCCGCACCGAGCATCAATCGGCCCTGTTCGACCGTTCGCACCCCGACAACGAGCGCCTGAGCAAGGAGCTTTGGGAAATGACGCAACTCGCATTCCCCGAGCCAACGAAATGACCGACGCTGAACTCCGCATGAAGTGCCTTGAGCTTGCCATGCCGAAGACCATTACCAATCCCGATAGTTCGCAGATCGTGAACCGGGCTCGTGTGTTTCTAGAGTTTGTTACCGAAGGCGGATACAAGCCCACGGCTTCCCGCAAACCCTAAGTCTACGCCTGCCAGCGGATACGGGCTGACGCCCCCCGCAACCCGACGTGTGCACGGCCCCATGCCGTGAAGTCGAGGCCCCTCACCGGACACCCTCCGCGAAGCAACCCCGAATTTCCAATGCTTCTCAGGAGGGACACTCATGTCCGTCAACATCACCACTGCGTTCGTTGAGCTATATCACGCGAACGTCTATCACCTCGTACAGCAAAAGGGCTCCAAGCTGCGCTCTTATGTGCGGCTCGAAACCGTCACCGGCAAAAGCGCCTTTTTTGACCAGATCGGTCAGGTTGCCGCCCAGCTTCGCACCACGCGCCACGGCGATACGCCCCGCATGGACACGCCGCACAGCCGCAGGCGCGTTTCGCTCAATGACTACCACTGGGCGGACATGATCGACGACGAAGATCAAATCCGCATGCTCATCAACCCGGCCTCGCCCTATGCGGAAGCCGCGATGTGGGCCCTGGGCCGCGCCGTCGATGACGTGATCCTCGCCGCCATGATCGGCACCGCCTACACGGGCGTGGCCGGCGGCACCTCGACCGCGTTTGCCTCCGGCATGATTGTCGGTGTGCAGACGGTCTGGCCGGGCGTGACCGCAGCCGATACGGGTCTCAACCTGGCCAAGCTGATCACCGCGCGCAAGCTGCTCGGCGACAACGACGTCGATCCTGATGAGGAGGTTTACTGCGCGGTCAATGCCGCCCAGATTTCCTCCCTGCTCAAGGACGAGCGCGTTGTGTCGGGCGACTACAACACGGCATTACCCTTGATGAATGGCAAGCTGAGCCGGATCGGTGGCGTGACGCTCATCCCCTGCAACCGCACCACGGTTGATGCCAACTCGGATCATGTCCTTCCGTTCTGGACCAAGAGCGGAATGCTCCTGGCCATGGGCCGCGACATGACCTCGCGCATCGGCGAGCGTGCCGACAAGGGTTACGCCACGCAGGTCTACGCCGCCATGTCGGTCGGCGCCACCCGCATGGAGGAAACCCGCGTTGGGTACATTCTCTGCGATCCGGGCGCGTCTCCGATCACGGACATCTAGGTCCAGCCATAACGGGGCGGGGCCAATGACGGTCCCGCTTCTCCACTTCATCATCATTCTCAGGAGAAGCCGCTATGGCTGTTACCCTCTTGTACTCCACGGAGTACACCGCAACGTCGGTCACCGTACCGGCGTCCAATATCTCCACCGACCTTATGCACGGCAAGCAGCGGATCGCGTTCTTCACCACGGTCCAGGCGGGCACGGGCGATGCAACAAGTTCGTTCGCGCTCTGCACGCTGCCCGCAGGCCGCGTCAAGGTAATCCTCGGCCTGTCCGGGGCTTACTTCAACTGGACCACTGCCTCCGCAACCTGCGACCTTGGCTGGGACGGTTACACCGGCTCCGACAACGTGGCGGTATCGGCTGACCCTGACGGGCTGGTCGACGGCCTCGACGTTGACGCTGTTGGCTTCCGCACGTTCTGGGGCAACGCCACTGGCGCGCTGAACACCAACTTCACCCCGGCAGCCGTGGATATTACGGGCGGCGTGTACACGTTCAACTCGCGGGCGGGCGTCATCATTCGCGCCACTTCGCAGGACACGGCCATGGTGGCCGCCGACATTATGGTCGGCTGGCTGACCTACGTGATCGACTGACGAACCAACGGGGCGGGGCAGCGATGCTCCGCCTTTTCCGCATCAGGAGATTGCATCATGGCCTTCAGCACCCAAAGCATTACCGGCGCGGCCTACCTCGCGCCTACGGGCTTTACCGCCAGCGCCAACTTCACGCCCGCCGCCGCTGCCTACGGTGCGGGCGACCTCATCGACGTGGCAAAACAATTCTCATTTGTAGATAGCGACGGTGTGGCCGTGCCCGCGGGCGCATTGATCCGCATTCTCACGACCGTCATCAGGATTGACCAGACGGCGGTGCAGGCTGGTGAAACCAGTTACACCGGCTATCTGTATAGCGTCACACAGCCTAGTGCCCAGGCAGACAATGCACTGTGGACATTGGCCTCCGCCGACCTCTCCGCCTATCTCGGATCAGTCGCATTGGGCACGCCCGCCGACTTAGGCGCGGCCTGTTATGTCAAAACCGGCTCGCAGGACTTCGACATCAAACTAACAGCGTCGAGCTTGTACATGCGGCTCGTCACTGTAGGCGCCTTTACCGCCACCGCAGTTGCTCGTCAGATTTCACTTTTTGGCATCATCCTTTAATGCGTCCAACCACTCGCAATGTCATCCTCAAGCGGGCTGCCGATTTCTTTGTGGACAATGATAACGGCAATAACGCAAACAGCGGCCTGACGCCCCCTGCCGCGAAGCTGACGATGGCCGGGCTGGTCGCTGCCGGTTACACGCTTGCGAACAAAATCATCGACTGGCGCGGCAGTGCGATCCGGGAAACCTACGCGCCGGTTTCGGATGTAGAAATCTGGCTGCGGGGCCGTATCCTCGGTAGCGAACAGGCTACGGGTTTCAATCAGACTACCATCCCAGCTGTAGCGGCCAACCTCTTTGACGAGGGCGCGGAAAGCTCCGCAGGTAACGGTTACGATGTCACGGCTTGGCAGGCGGCCAGCCTTGGCGCGGGAAGCACGATTGATACTAATTACACCACTACGCCTATCGCGGGTGCCCAGTCGGTTCGGCACGTAAAGGCGGCGACGAACTGCCAGCAATCGAACTTTCTTGGAACACCGCGTGCGGTTTACTACGTCGTGCAGACCGTTGAGGTTGAGAGCTTCAGCCTTCCGTCCAGCGGCAACGTCCTGGACTACATCCAGATCGGTGACGGCACGAACATCTCCGCCCGTATCGGCTTGCAGAACATCAGCGGTGCGTTTAGGTGGCGCTCGTCCGTTCGCAACAACGGGGCCGATGAGGCCAACACCAATGCAACACCTGCGGTTTTCGCTGCGGGCGAGAAGCATAAGCTCTTTCTCAAATACGACTTAACTGGCCTGACTGCCGAGTGCAAAGTGGAGAACCTCGCAACGGGGGTGGTGACGGTCCTCTACTCTGC